CACAAAGGCGCCCAACGATATGGATGAAATTATTCGCAAACAACCAAGACCTAGGAATGGCTTCAACTGTGGCAATCTAACTCATTACTCACAGGGTGTAAATAGTCTAGGGTTACCTGCATTTTTCGTGAATCGAGATCCTTCTGGTATAACGATAGAGGTCCTAATGAGCCCAATACGCCAGATCTCCTCAATAGGGTCATCCATTAAGGACAACCTTAAGGTTTCAGCTGCTAAGATGCCGAATTTCATACATGATTTCACATTTGGGCACCTGGCATCACACACAGACACATCATTCTCATCAGTATTTCCGACCATGAATGACACATATGATGATTACACTCCTGATCTTATTATAAAAACGACTTCTGGAAATTATTGTGTTGCAGAATTCACCACATTTCGAGGGTTGATGGATGGTGCTCGTGTTGCAGCAGAAACCAAAATATCCAAATATGAGCTGGCATGTAGGAATCGCGCATCAAACTCCTCGGTTAGCTTGTATGTCATATCAGTACATAAGTTCGGAGTTTGGAGCAATCTCACTCTAGGAGCAGCAGAGGTCAATGAGTTGGTTTTCAGGTTTAGACTGGCTGTTGACATAGAGAAGGAGATAACTGTCTTATTCCCAGATCTGGCAGCTGTTGATGAGGACAAGAGCAAGCTTGAAAGAGAAGTATCAGGAATCCTCTGCAATGTGGACATTAAATGGGAGAGAACAGAGGATATCTTTCCATCCTTCAAGAAGAAGATGTTTAGTAGGTTTCGTGATCTAACACCTGATCAAGACTATGTCACTTCTATAATAAGCAAGTGCATAAACAAGGCACAGGAAGACCTTGTCAAGGGTTCTTTCTTCCTGCCTGGTAAGAGTTTGACAGAAAGATTACAGATGAATAGGGATGAATGCGAGAGGGCTATATCAGGGTACTTGGACTCTTTAAAAGAAAGAGATTTCTTGAGAGACACCAGAGATCATAAGTCCACTGTTCAGTTACCTCCTTGGGTTTCTTGGGTTGGAGAGGAAGGAAAGGATCTAGATTGCTTAAAGCCTCTACGAGTGGAGGGCGATCATCCTATGTGTGAAGTATGGAGGACCGTTTGTCTCAAAGCTGCCAAAGAGGAGATTGATAGGATGCAGGATGATCCAGTTGAAGAGCTACGGATGGCAATGGAGGGTCAGAAGGATAGACCTGATGAGAGAAATAAGTATCATAGGGTGAGGGTTGAGATGGACCCTTGGTGTAAAGAGTATCTAGCCACTCTGGGTGTGGGTGGCAAGCAGTTAAAAGATAGTGCCTTGGTTAAGGATGCTAGACTTAGATCTAAGATGCCCTTCTCCCCAGACCATGACACATCATTTCTTGATTCATTCCTATATGGGGATTCATCGAAGGACTTTGAAACGGATGAGGACCTGTTTACTCCAATGATGGAGGATTATGACCTCAGAATACTGGCTCAGTCCATCCATCAACCCTCCTTCACAGTGGATGTGGGTGAGAATGAATTCCTACGAAATCACAGACTCTTTTTACAGACTCCTTTTGGTTCATGGCTACAGATGGTGTCCTTAATAGGAGCAGAATTGTCAGCATCTGTCAAGCAGCATGTCAAGCCAGGATCATTTGTTGTCAAGCGATTGCTAGGTTCTAACATTTTGCTTCTTATAAAACCCACAAGCTCAAAGAGCCATATCTTTGTATCCCTGGCCTTGTTGAAAAGTGGGCATATGAAGGACTTAGAAAACTCAGAATGCTTCAAGCCGTATATTGATGCTGGGGATTTGTACATCACCGAATTTGTCTCTTATAAACAGAGCAAGCTTACTAACCTGTGCAAGGCCGTGTCCCTAATGGAGAGCACTCTATGCTTTTGGACTGAATGCTATGGAGGGCTGCCTTGGAAGTCAGTGGAGACTGCTCTTTCCAAGGACACATCTGATACTTCACACATGTTCAAGCTGTCACTATTAACTCTCATGGAAGACAAAGCAACGACAGAGGAATTGCAAACTCTACAGAGGTATGTCACAATGGAAGGTTTTGTCTCTCAGCCAGATATACCCAAGCCACATAAGATGGTGTCTAAGCTACCTAAGCTACTAAGGTCAGAATTGCAAGTGCATCTACTGCACAGAATGCTGAATTCAATGAGAAGGATATCTGAAAAGCCATTTTTACTGACTAGAGACAATTCATCAATCTTCTGGTCTCAGCTATTCAATCCACTAACAGGCAGTGAAGTCAGAGATATCCCACCTGTCATAAATTCATGTTACAATGGCTATTTCAAGAACAAAGAGGAGGAGACAGAGCCTTCTGCACTCTCCAGTATGTACAAGAAGATAATAGAGCTCGAGCACCTGAGGCCGAGCAGCGATGACAACCTGGGCTGGGAGGATCCTAAGGAACCAGCCATGCATGAATTCAGTGTTTCTTATTTAAAAGAAACAATACAGCACTCGAAAAAGCTCCTGCAAAGGGTTTACGGACAGAGCTTCATGGAACAGATTGATTCTGACATAATGCGAGAGGTTTCTTCACTGACACTAGAGAAGCTAGCTACTCTTAAAGCAACTAGCAATTTCAATGAGTCATGGTACGTGTATAAGGATGTGAAGGATAAGAACTATACAAGAGATAAGCTATTGGTGAAGATGGCTGAATTTGCATCTTCAGGAAAGACTCTGGCGGTGGAAATGTTTGATGAGTGCATGACAAGAATTGAGACTAAGGGGTGTATGGACATATGCTTATTCAAAAAACAGCAACATGGTGGATTGAGAGAGATATATGTGATGGGAGCTGATGAAAGGATAGTCCAGAGTCTTGTTGAGGCAATTGCAAGGACTATAGGTAGGTACTTCGCTTCTGACACTCTGTGCAATCCTTCTAATAAGATGAAGATACCAGAAAGTCATGGATCTCGAGCACGTGCCCAGTGTAAAGGACGTGTCTGGACCTGTGCAACATCTGATGACGCTAGAAAGTGGAATCAGGGACACTTTGTTACCAAGTTTGCTCTTATGCTTTGTGAGTTTACCGAAAGAAAATGGTGGCCTATAATTATTCGTGGCTGTTCTATGTTTACAAGAAAAAGGATGATGATGAATCTGCGCTATTTAGAGATACTAGACGGCCATAGAGAATTGGCTGTGGATGACGACTTTGTGATGGACCTATATGAGGCATACCATGGCAATGTGCAGAAACCGTGGATGAAGAAGGGATGCACATATCTAGAGACAACAACTGGAATGATGCAGGGCATCTTGCACTATACTTCATCTCTGCTACACACGTTACATCAGGAGTATATCAGATCACTGACCTTCAGGATTTTTAACTCTAAAGTTGCGCCTGACATAAGCAGGTCCATGGTCTGTGACATGATGCAGGGATCTGATGACAGCAGCATGATAATAAGCTTCCCTCATGAGAATGAACAGACATTGATGAGATGCAAAGTGGCAGCATCCATATGCTTCAGAGTCAAGAAATTGTTGGGAGTGTATCTTGCAATATATCCATCGGAAAAATCAACCTCTAATACTGACTTTGTAATGGAATATAATTCAGAATTCTTCTTCCATAGTCAACACGTAAGGCCCACAATTCGATGGGTAGCATCTAGCTGCAGCCTTCCTGAGGTTGAGACCTTGGTTGCTCGGCAGGAGGAAGCTGCAAATCTCTTAACATCCATTTCAGAAGGTGGCGGCTCTTTTGCATTGTCTGCTATGATCCAGCAGTCACAATGCATGCTACATTATATGCTCATGGGAATGGGAGTTTCTCAGTTGTTCAAGCACTTTGCTACATCAATCAAGAGGTGGGTTGATCCAGGACTTGGATTCTTCTTATTGGACAATCCCTTTATTGCTGGGTTGCCTGGATTCAGATATAACCTATACAAGGCAATCACACAGACCAACCTACAAATGGTTTATGCCTTCTTCCTGCGTCGAGTGAGAACGGCCAGGATGCCTGAATCTCCTGTGACTGTAGAAGAGCAGGTTGAGAAGAGCTGGGGAGACATGATGGAGGAATACAACAGAGGTGATAGGCCCAGGATGCTGAGTGTGATCCCTGAGACATGCAGTGTCAGTCCAGGAGGAGCCCTGATACTGTCATCATCATTGAAGTGGGGGTCTAAGCAGAAATTCATAAAGCTGAGAAACAGACTAAACATTCCGGATGATTGGACAGAGAGAATTAATGAGAACCCACATGTCCTGTACAGGGCACCTAGGACAGGAGAGGAAATCCTTCTACGGATAGCTGAGAAGGTGCACAGTCCTGGCGTGGTGTCATCTCTGTCAACTGGCAACGCAGTTTGCAAAGTAATGGCCTCAGCAGTATATTTCTTATCAGCTGCCATATTTGAGAATTCTGGAAGACCAGAGTTCAATTACCTAGAGACCTCAAAATACAGCTTGATAGAGAGACTAGCTAAGTATGATCTTCTGGATATGGCCACTAAGCTAGACCCTGCTGAAATCATGTTTCTGTTTCCAAATGCAGAGGAATTCTACAATATTGATATGTTAGTATTTGACAGACAAGAGATTGATATCAGCATGAGAACAAACAAAAGAGAAGCAACTCAGGTAAGAGTAGTAATATTTGACCAAATCAGCAGCGCCAGATGTGCTGCTGAAAAGCTGGTATCTGACAAGTGGTTTGGGACTCAAAAATGCAGGATAGGGTCAAAAGCATTTGATGAAGAGTGGAAAAGACTTCAGGACACAGTGCAGTGGCTAGAGGATGATCCAGCTAAGACACTGGAGTCATCTCCCTTACACAACCACATTCAGATAAAAAACTTCTTTGCTAGGATGGAAGGGAAACAGAGAGTGGTGAGAGTGACAGGAGCTCCTGTGAAGAGCAGGTCAGGAGTGGGCAAGCTTGCTATGGTTGTAAGAGACAACTTTTGCAAAGTTGCGGTTCTCAATCACATTGAGAGTAATATTGGATTGACAAGATCCACTGCAGCAGACAATCTGAAACATGTCCTATTCTCTATACTGAGAGGGCCATACTTAACTGAATACAAAAAGTCTATGTGCGAAAGCGCCCTTTTAAACATGGATAATGTTGTTACGAATGCTGCTGACGGCAAAACTAAGAGCAATGTAATCTCTCTACTGCAAATGTATTCTCGCGGTGAGAAGGGGCTAATAGAAGCTATGATGTCGGTCGGAGCTGGGACATTGGGAGGCTACATAAAACCTCAGAAATTCAAAGAAGTGGATGGAAAGAGATACTATTATGACAGAGGTATATGGGTTGGCACCATGGACGGTGCACAAGTACATGTGACAGTTGATAATAAATTGAAGATGCCACCACAGATAATTTCAGTGATGATATACGGAACTAGAGAACCGTGGATTATTACACAAAGTTTAAGGGCTTGGGCTGATGATATGGGGGTTGAAAACACTAAGAATTCATACAATGAGGCAAGGCACTCGAGGAAGGCCAGTTTCTGGATGTATGGCTTTAAGATGACAGGTCACAACTCTAACTACGGCTGTCCGGTCATACTGTTAGACACACCACTGAGAGAGATAGTTGACATAAACCAGTCTGAGATTGACTTAAAAGTCAGGGGTAGCACCATCAACTTGTATGTAAGAGGAAAAGATAGAGATCTTCACATCTTGTCCTACACTGCTTCAGACCATGACATGGGAGATAGCGCAGTCATAAGCAGGGTCAAAACCTTGATTGCAGCACAAGTATTGGGAGCAGATAAGGAGCCCTCTAGGTCTTGGATGACATGTTCTGAGTTGGACAAGATGCTATGGGAGCCAGTTCTCAATATAATGGATGGGTCAAGGCACACTGATAAGCTAGATCCTGTAAAGCTCAAAGATATAGTGTCTACTTGCACCCAATCTGCATTGAGACTAAGAGTTGGAACAATATACTCAATGCTGCCTCCTGTGGCTGACTTAGCTGTCACCACTGACATGAGTACTGACATGGATATGATATTCGAATATGACATGGACGAGATATTTGAAACAGTTGTTGAACAAATGATAGAGGATGAGGGTGAATATGGCTTGGCTGATTTTACAGGTGATGGCATCATCAGTGATATAGATTTGGATCTATTTGGACCTGCTCATTACAAAGAAATATCAAATCTGTCTATGATTAGCCACCCTCTAATGAATGGACTAGTCGATGCAGCCTTAGCCCAAATGGGGAGGAGGCGGGAATTAAGAAGACTACTGGAAACAAGGAAAACACACAGGATTCATATGACCATGGCCAGGATACTATTTAGAGCCCTGGGCAAAGACCCAGATAGCATCAGACAGGAAGAGATTGGTCTTGATTTTGACTTTGATGTCGAGGATGACATGATAGGTTAATATGTCAAAAATGCGTCCTTGAACAAAAGACACACAAGCACTAGCTGCAACGTTACAGACAAAGCTTTGATGTAAAAGATAATTTTAGATCTTAGCTTTGTCAGAGTTGGGCGGTCTTTGTG